ATTAGCCTCACGATAGACATTAGAAAGACGGGTTAGATTGTCAAACCCGATAAAAAAAGGATCTCTAAAAAGATCCATGGCAAATTGAGTTACCATTATTCCTCCTTTAAGCGAATAAGTTATATAGGCCCCATTTGGCGACCTATATATATTATACCAAATTAAAAAAATTAATCAATATCTGCTATTTTATAAAATTGCTCAAAGTCAAAACCAACTACTTCTGAATATTCTTTTAATAACTCCCTATTTGGTGCCCCCCAATAGCCAATTTCATTTCCTAAAAATATATTTTTTATAATGTTTAAGCTTTTCCCCATTTTTAAATTAAAAATATCTGATTTTGATTTATCTCTCCAATCTATATCAGATTTGGTAATACCTTTATCTAGATGGTACACTATAGCTTTAGGAACAGAAAAAATTTTATATCCACGAGTCCAAGCCCTCATGGCAAAAACGCCTTCATCTGCACCCCAGACACATCTAGGGTCATGCTGTATCTCAAAAAACATTTCTTTTTTAGCAAAAACAAATGGACCCGTAACTGAAAATATTTCTAAATATTTTTGTCCTTCCCAATTTATTTGATATCCCCCAGTTATAGGGTACCCGTGAGGAAAAGATTTTTCGAAGCTATCAAACTTAAGCATTGGCCCAAAGGGTTTAACTTTTGATAAATATTCATTATCAGGCATATTATTAGGATCAAAAATTTCATCCTTAATAGATGGACTATTTAAAAGATAAATGTTGCCATTTTCTTCTTTCCAATTAAATGCCATACCAGATATTATAAGTTTATTATATTTTTTTTCTAGCTCATTAAAAGATTTTATAAGCTCATCGTCCCAATTTTTAACAAAAAGCATATGTGCATCTACTTGCAAAATAAAATCTGCGTCTTCTGGGCACATATTTATACTATACATCCTACTAACACCAATCCCTGGGGGAGATTCAGCATATAAATTATTTACTATTACATTTGTTTTTTCATTTTTATAAACTGTTTTATCAAAAGTAGTATTTAAAACCCCAATATAAATACTTTCTGGATTTTTTGCATTATTAATTGCGCTATCAATTGTTTGATTTAAATATGGCTCTCTGCATGCTATTATTGAAATAAATATTTTATTTATTTTAATCACCCCTATGTATTATAACAGAAACAATATTTTTAGTAATATTTATCCACATTTTAAATTATTTTTTTTACATTTTTTTGCATATTCTATAACATCGTATGCATCTGGACCAGTACCTGTATTTTTTAAGTATTGATCATCAATTTTGTTTCCAAAATTTGAAGTTGAAAAAATACTATTGGCTATTTCTTCAAGAGTTATATAATTTTTAGCACTTATGTTGTTTATATCTTCTAACGAATCTATTCTATTTACTATATTTTTTGCAACCCAATTAACATTGCAGTACCCGTATTTAGTTTTGTTAGAAAAAAATATATTTTTATCATCTATAATATCTTGCAGTGTAGATTTTCGTGGATTACCACCAAACATTGGTCCAAGTCTAACAACCTTTCCCTTGTTTAATAAGGTATTTTTTTCAACTTGAGCTCTATTTTTGGCGTAAAAAGTATTTGGCTCAAATAAAACTGATAATGAAGATATAGTAATAATGTTTTCATATTTGTAATTTTTTAAAATAAAATTTGTTTTTTCTACAGATTCTTTATAGTCAATTAATGGATTATTATTTGCAAAATATCTTTTAGCTGGATTGGCAGAGTGTATGATAATATCAAATTTATTTTTTTGATAATCAATAAAATTTTTTCTATTTAATTTAAATAAATTAAATTTATTTAAAGACTCTATCTCTTTACAAATAGCATGTCCAACATATCCATCACAACCAAAAACTGCAATATTAGTCATTATATTAAATCTTCAAAAATTATTGGATTTTTACATTCATCCCAAGGCTTTGTTAAAAATGCCATGCATGTAGATTCTTTAATTGCATGAATTGCATGTGGAACATAAGCTGGTGATTTCCAGGAAGAACCTGGGCCCATTAACATATTTAAATCTTTTCCAGTTTCTTTATCTCTTGTTACTAAGACAACAGAACCGCTGATAACCAAAAAATATTCATCAAATTCGGGATGATAGTGATTGCCTCTAACCATATTTTTATTTAAGTTTAATAATACGATTTCTTTAATATCTTTATCTGGATTCCAATTAAAAATGCCACCTCTTCCATCTATGACTGTTGACATATTGCAACTTGGTTTTAATATTTCAATTTGACCTAATTTACCAATCCCATTTACCATTTTGTCCTCCTAAATCAAATTCTACCATTATTTCAACAAGTTTTTCAAATGTTACTTCTGGAGACCAGCCCAGTTTATTTTTTGCTTTTGAAGGATCCCCCAAAAGCAAGTCTACGTCTGCTGGCCTATCAAAACTTGAATCATGTATTATAAAATTTTGCCAGTCTCCCAATCCAGATTTTTTAAAAGCAATATCTAAAAACTCTATAACAGAATGAGCTTCTCCAGTTGCAATGACATAATCCTCTGGGACATCTTGTTGAAGCATTAAATGCATTGCTTTAACATAATCTCCTGCGTATCCCCAATCTCTTTTTGCATTTATATTGCCAAGAGATATTTTATCAATTTCACCATTTTTTATTTTTGAAATTCCAGAAGTTATTTTTCTTGTAACAAACTCTTCTCCTCTTAAAGGAGATTCGTGATTAAATAAAATTCCGCAGCATGCAAAAGCTCCGTATGATTCTCTATAGTTTACAGTTATATTATGCCCAAAAGCTTTAGCTACTCCATATGGAGATCTTGGATAAAATCTAGTTTTTTCATTTTGTGGATATTCATTTACAGACCCAAACATTTCTGAACTTGAGGCCTGATAAAATTTTATTTTATACATTTCGTTATTAGTGTATATTCTAATTGCTTCTAGCATTCTTAAAACCCCAAGACCAGTTACTTCAGCAACTAATTCTGGCTGATTCCATGAAAGACCAACATGAGTTATCCCTGCCAAATGATATACTTCATTAGGATTTGATATTTTTAAAGCATTTATAAGACTGGACATGTCACGTACATCACCGTCTATCAAATTAACCTTTGGTAAATTTTTAACAATCCATTCTCTATTTGGGTTATTTTGACCACAAGCCATTCCGTAAACTTTATATCCAAGCTTGATTAGGTACGATGAAAGATATCTACCGTCTTGTCCTGTTATTCCTGTTATTAATGCAGTTTTCATTTATCTCCTTAAGTGCCCCTAGTTGGATTTGAACCAACGCTTTTACGATTTTAAGTCGCATGCCTCTACCGCTGGGCTATAGGGGCGCATCCCTAGCAGGATTTGAACCTGCGACAACCTGCTTAGAAGGCAGGTGCTCTATCCTTCTGAGCTATAGGGACTAGAGAGCCCCCCGTCAGGATTGAACTGACGACCTTCCGCTTACAAGGCGGATGCTCTACCACTGAGCTAGAGAGGCTTAGCGATCCATATCGGACTTGAACCGATGACCTCTACCGTGACAGGGTAGCGCTCTAACCAACTGAGCTAATGGACCACTATATTAAGAATTTAAAATCTTAGCCAATGCATTTACTGTTGCAGCAATTCTTCCAATATCTCTTAATTGCTCTACAGTAAATCCTTCTTGCTTTAATGTTTCATAGTGTGCCTTCACACAAAAATGACATTTGCCAATAATTGAAGATGCTAGCGAGTATGCTTCAAAATTAGACTTTGTTGTTCCTCCGTGTGATGTTATAGCATTCATTCTTAATTGTGCAGGCAACCCTTTAAGATTAGAATCGTCTGCCATTTCAATGTACGGATACCAGACATTATTCTGTGCCATGATAGCGCCTGCAGTCATTGCAGCATTTTTTTCTACTTCATTTGTAGAGCTTGCAGCAATGAAAGCAATTAACTTTCCGTTACCAGTAGCAAAAGAAGCTGCCAGGGCTAGGTGTGTTGCTAGCTCTGGGTCAACTGAACTGCGATTAATAACAGCGTCAAGATTTAATTTTATATCTTTAGCATACTCTGGTAAAGATTCTTTTAACTGTTCAACCCACATTATAGAGTCTCTCCGCCTACTGTTCTATTGCAAGCGCAAAGTTCTCCTGTTTGAAGAGCATCAAGAATTCTTAAAGTTTCTTCTGGACTACGTCCAACATTAAGATTATTTACAGTGACATGCTGAATAATATTTTCTGGATCAACAATAAATGTAGCACGTAATGCTGCCCCAGACTCATAGGAAAACACTCCAAGCTGTTCTGCCAGCCCCTCTACTGTTTCATCCTCGCCATCATAATGATACCTCATAGTATCAGCAAACATCCAAGAATTTGTTTTCTTTAAATCCTCATGTGCATTTCGCCATGCAATTTTACAAAATTCATTATCTGTTGAGCCTGTCATAAGAATTGCATCACGATCATTAAAATCATTTACTAATTTATCATATGCAACAATTTCTGTTGGGCATACAAATGTAAAGTCTTTTGGATAAAAGACAATTACTTTCCATTTTCCTGAAAAAGATTTTTCATTAATTTCTTCGAATGCATCATCGCCAGAAAGTGCTCCTGGCTTAACACCTGTTACTGAAAATGGTTTTAGTTTATAACCAATTGTTTTCATTTTTCTCCTTATATATAAGTGGGCTTAATCCCGCTGGACCACCAGGGCTCGAACCTGGGACATCAGAGTTAACAGCTCTGCGCTCTGCCGACTGAGCTATGGTCCAAAAGATATAATTTTTTTGTTATCTATAAAATCATTTAGTATTTTATTATAATACTCTGGCAAGCAGTGATCATTATAAATATATTGTATTGGCTTTTTGTATTGCATTGAAGAATAAATCCATGGGACTCCCAGGATATCAGATATATCTATTGGACTTTGTAAGCCATGACGTTTACACTTTTGCTCAAGCCGTTCACAAAATTCAATATGTGCAGAATGTCTTACCTCAAATTCTAATCCTGGATCGGCAGAAAAAGTTTTCCATCTTGCACTTACTATTACTTCAAATTGTGGTATGGGTTTTATAAATATAATATTTGAATTTTTAAAATTTTTTAAAACATTATTTACATAAGTCTCTACAACCTGCTTAGGATTTTTAAAATTATCTAAAGTTTTTATAGGTAAATAATTTTTTATATCTATGTACCCAAACCATGGCATTATAGTGTTACTACTTTTGTTCCAATCACTTGTATAGCCATACATGCTGTAATCAAAATTTAATGCTGATCTTCCTAAAAAAGCAGCAGTAGACATACTTTTGTCATCTACTGAAATTGTATGCAACTCTGATCTAAGGAATAGGTGCTCGCCATCTTGATCTTGCTTTTCCGTTCTTAAACTTTCAACTGTATGCTGAGTAAAATAATTTTGATCTTTATTGAGTCTATTAATTATATTATCAAATAATATATGTCCGAGCCTTAAAGCATGAGAATCTCCTAATATATATACTTTTTGCATTTTTATATTTTATCAAAATTAAATAATATAGTCAATAGTAAGCTAATCAACCAACTAATTCCATAATTTAGTTTTATCTATAATACTGTCCAAAATAATATCATAAAATTCTGATCTTAAATGATCATTATATAAATGTTTTATTGATTTATTATATTGCATATCCGTAGTAACCCATTCAATATTGAGTATATTGGCAATATCCATAGGGATTTCTAAACCATTATCTATACACTTATTTTTTAAAATTTCTGTAAACTCTAAGTGTGATTCGTGCCTTTTCTCAAAATCTATGGCTTTATCAGATTTAAAACTAGCTTGGGCTATTATAATCTCAAATTGTGGTACTGGATTTATAAAAATAATTTTTGAATTTGGAAATCTTTTAACAGTATTTTCAAAATATATTTCAACAACTTCTTTAGCATCTTTATAATTTTTTAAAGTTTTATCTGGTATCCAGTTTTTTATATCTATATAACCTAGCCACGGCATAACTATAGAATTATCTTTATTAAATTTCTTTAATATATCATGCGAATCATAATTATAATTTAATGCTGATCTTCCTGGAGTACTTAATATACTTAAACTAGAGTTATTATATTCTAAAGAAACCATGTCGCTATGTGTAGTTATATATTTTTTTTCATTGTTTTCTATTTTATGCACAAAACTTTTAGTATTCTTAACATTTACAATTGAGTATTCTTTTTCGCTAACACCAGTTTTTTTTAAAAAATTATTAAAAATTAATGCTGACATTTTAAGAGCATGAGAATCTCCGTATATATACACGTTATTCATATATAAATTAGACCAAAACTTTTATTATTTTGCTGTAATTTCAGACGGGTACAATGCTTTTGGTGGAAGAGTTTTAGTATTTTTATCATCAAGCTCTTTTTTCAAAGAATCTGATGGCTCCCATTTAAAATTTATAGGAGTTGCCCACTCGGCAACCCCAGCTTTCCATCTATCTTCGTTTTCTTTAGTTCCATAAATAGGGAAAGTGCCTGGATTTTTATCTACTGGTAAAACAAAATTAGAAAATGCATACCTTACCCCAGATGTTATTTCTTTTACTCCATGTGCATAATCATCATGGGCTCCATGAATTATAAGGTCTCCAGATTTTGGCTTTACAGATAACTCATTGCCTTCTTTAAAAGGTATATTATCTCCTACCCATGTTCCATCATTGCGAACATTTGGATAAAATACCTCCCCGCCTTCCCAGTCCCCGAAATAAACAATTGCTCCGTAATGCAAAACACAACAAGTATTCCATTTATCTTCTGCTGTAAGATCTGATTCCATAGCCTCTCCAGGACTATCAGAATGTATGAACATTTCGTCCCCAGCTCTTGTTGTAAGCATAAATATTTGAGGGTGTATGCAATATTCTGGTAATAATAGTTTATTGATTTCGCACCAAATGTCATATAGTTGCGGTATAGTTGGTGTCATTTTATCATTATACCAGTCTATATAATGTCTTGGATCTTTTCCAAAATCAATCTGCTCCCAAGGCTTAACCTGGTCTAAAATATCTTTACAAACTTCTTCACTAATAAAATTCCTATAAATAAATACTTTTTCTGATAATCTTTCTACATTCGGGTTATCGTAAAACATTTTTCTCCTATTAAAAGTTAGCCTGGTCTAATATAAATATATTATACCTTTTATATATTATAAGACAATTATACAGCATTATATAGAATCTCGATTCCTAAGCACGGTATCCTTATTGGCCTTTAATACATTATATATTACATTTAAATAATCTTTTGAAACCAAGCCAAGGAGGGGGTTTTGTTTTAAAAATATGGGCTCATTTTCTATTTTAGACTGTATGTCAGGCATATATTTATCCAGATCCATGCCTCTTTCACAAAACTCCATAAATACATCATAAAAGAATTCATTAAATTCATGAAAAAATTCTAAATGTTTTATAAAAGCCCACATTAAATCTACTGATTCTTTAGAATCTACATTTATTTTATTAACTACAGCATTGTAAAACATTTCTTCAAGTATAAAAGATTCTTTTAGCATTTCTTTTATTTCTTTTTTAGATGCTGACTTCATTCTATCCCCAAAAACCCTACACCAATAATTTTCAGGATACTTTTTGTATAATTCTTGCCAAAAATAAACCCTGGCATTAAATCCGTTGTATTGTATATGCATTTCATTACTTATTTTTGGTAATAATAAATTATCATCGTATTTATTCATAATCACCTATCTCGTTTTTATTTATTAAAACAGATTTTCCAATGGAATTTCTATTTCTAACATTGAAATGAACTGTTTTACAATCTTCTAAATTAAACTTTTTAGCAAGTTTAATTTTAATTTTATTTGATAAAATTAAATTAAATATTTCATTTAAATCATGATTAAATTTATTTAAATTCTCTAAACTTTTTTTAACCCAGAACCCAGAAATTGTTTTAGAATCTTTTACTAGATCTAAAATATTTAAACTTGGGTATTTTTCTCTATAAGATGAACCATAAGCACAAATAATTCCTCCAGGTTTTAGCATTCTGTAATAATTTAAAAATCTTTGTCCTCCATAAGAATCAATTATTATACTTGGACTTATATCTTTATATTTTTTTAAATCTGATTCATCTATTAATATATCAGCTCCTAAACTTTTAACAAAATTAATTTTTTCTTCTCCAGATGTTACAGCTGCAACCGTAGCTCCTATATTTTTACACATCTGTATAAGAAACATGCTAACTACGCTTGATGCTGCATTTATTAAAACCAAATCATTACTTTTTACTTTACAAACATCATTTACAATATTGTATGCTGTCATTCCTTGAGATATACAAGCAAGAGCTTCTTCTTCTAGTATGCCTTCTGGGATTTCAAACATATGGTTTTTATTTACTAATATTTTTTCTGCATAAGCCCCGCTTGATGTTATACATACAAATTTTTTATTATTATAAGAAATTGTAGACGTACCACCTGGTATTATTGGTGGTAGTTTTTGTACAAGATATGTGTTTTCAGTTTGATGAGTGTCAGAGTAATTAACTCCAATCATTCTTGTGCTAGCAATTATATGCCCCTCTATAAGCTCAGGTTCTTGTACATCACATATTTCAATTGAATTTTGGTCTCCAAATTTTTTTACCACTGCAGCTTTCAATCTACTACCTCCTTTTTGTAGTTTAGTAATAAATTTAAAAGAAATTCAGAATATTCTTTATTTACTATTAAAAATTGATCCCTATGAGGCTGACACAATTGTATTAATTCATTATAAGAAGATGCGTCTATTTTAAAAAACCATTCAATATGTTTTATAAAATCAAAAAATAATAACCTTGCCTCATTAGAATGTATATCTAATTTGGATAATACTGCCTCATCAAATTTATTTTGCAATTCATAACCCTGCTTTAGCATTTTTTTGTATTCTTCCTTAGAAGAAGTTTTCATTTTTTCAGTGGCTTTTATTACCCAAGGGTTGTCTGGAAAAAAATTTACTATATTCTGAAACAAAAATCTTCTATTTTCAAAAATCTTATCTTCAAAATTCATCTTGTTCCTCTATAGGAATGATGCCCTTATTTTTAGCTATTTGGTATCCCTCTTTTGTAAAATGCATTGTTGCTTCCAAATTTTCATCATATTCAACATTCATTAATCCTTCTTCAAATAACTCTGTAAGATTATGGTCAACGTATTCCATATGAGCTTCCCATAGTTCTGGTGCTAAATCTTTAGTAACCGCTTCATTTAATTCAAAAATAGCTTCGCCTTCTTCGTTATAGCCAGCGAGCCTTATTGCACCTATCTCTATATAGTATTGTATTTGTCTTAGCGCTTCTTCTTCGTCCACCATTCTCCTTTGTGCACCAGGTAGGACTTGAACCTACGACTACCCGATTATGAGTCGGGGGCTCTAACCAACTAAGCTACTGGTGCTTAGTTAATCAATTATATATTTTCTGGCAGCTTATTGTCAATAGATTGTTCAACAATTTGCTGAACATATTCAGAAAAATGTTTTCTTATATTTCCTGGAGGCCTTTTGCCTATTTCATTCCATATTCTTTTATATTCCAGTATGTTGTCAAATGTAGTTGGACATACCTTAATGCCATTATATTCTTTTAATCTAACTGGAAGTGGAACATGTTTTCCACAACATTTGCATTCTTTAGCTTTATCTTGATATATACTCATATTATTTCCATTCCATCTAGTGCTTCCGCCAAATTTCTAGGCATAGTAGACGGAGCTTTTATTAAATTAGGGCTCTCTTGTTTTTCTTGTTCTCTATGCTGTTTTTTAAGTGAACTATATGTATGTACCTCCACCGCTCCAAAGTCTGGCCTAGTAAGGCTAATAGCATTATATATTGAGCCACACACAGCATCAGCCAAATCTTTAGATCCTTTTCTAGGGTGATCTACTTTATCTCTCATAATTCTTAACTCAAGTAACTCGTCAATTAATAATTTTATATGTGGCCCAGATAGTCTTTCTTCTAAAACAATCATTGCCATGTCATCATAATGTTTTTTAGCTACAGACAAAGTTTCTGTATTAATTCCGTACTGTCTTAATTGCTGCATCATATCGTGGGAATTCCATCTATCAAATGTGCATATCCTTATATTAAATCCTCTTGATCTTAAGGACAATATGTAGTCTCTTACTTCTGCAAAATCTACTGACTTATCTGTAGTTGGAGTCCAATATCTTACTGCATCTACCTCAACTATTGGGGCTGGCTGAGAATAATTATCTGTTACTTTTACATTTACCCATTTATTAATATGAGCCATAGAAACTGCACAGTGGTCGTGTTTTTGAGCTAAATCTACATGTATAAAATAATCTTTATCCTCTATTGGTACAAACCAGTCTTCAAATCTACCGAACTGATCTACTCCTAAAGCAATATTATTAAAAGCTTTTTCTATTTTTTCACGAGACTTAAAAAATGCATCAATTGCTTCTGGTGGCATACACGCAAATCTTCCCAATGCATCCACTGTATCTCTATAAAAAGCAATTTTAAAATCATCTATGCTTCTAGTAGGATTGACTTCCCAGGTTGGTCTTTTAATTGCATAAACTTTTGGATATCTATATGAAATAATATGGTCTTCATCCCAATAAACTTCAAACTCATTACCTGCAGTATCGTCTGGCAAATCGGGATCAACTTTAAACTTATGACTTCTTTGTACGGTTTCCTTTTCTGCCACAATCTCATCATATCTTTGCTGTATGTAATCATTTTTAAAACGAGGAAATGAAAGTAATATAACTTTTCCATAATCTGGAAAACGAGAATCAACAGAGGCACGATACATTTCATATATTGCACTAGCAGTTTTAGCCTGATCATGACCAGTAGTGCTTTCAAGAGCGAAACCAGATATCTCGTCAAGCACCGCAACTAAAACGTTGTAACCCTCAAAAGCTTCTCTTTCTGAATGACCTGAATAAACAGTTACGTTTTTATTAAATTTAATTTCAGATGCTTTTTCAAAATACTTTCCAATGAACCAGGGAGAGTTTACAATTCTATTTCTAAAACCTTTAAAGAAAACATTGTTGGCTTGCTGTGCGTTAATAGCAATATTAATAATATCTATTGAGTCACCAGGAGGCTTGCCATAATAAGATGCTGGATCCTTTAAACATAATAACAAATAAACTATGTATGCTACTGAAATAGTAGAGCAATAGTCTTTACCACTGCCCTTTCCAAGTTGTGCAACTACTTCATTGCAGGTTTGCTTGTAACGATCTTCGCCTTCTCTTTCTCCAAATAATTTGATAAGAGTGGATTGTTTATAGATTTGTGAGCTTTTTTCGATAAGCGTATATTGGTACTCCGAAAGTGGAGGGAGTCCAAGGTATTCTTTCCCTGTGACAAATGTTCTAAGGTCGACTGGTCTTTCATCAAATTCCTCCCCATCTAATATATCTATTAAATCATTAAAGTTTAAATCCATTATATGTCCCACCAGCCTCTTATTGTTCCGCCCAGCGGACATTGCATTTCAAGATGTTTACCGTCTGAAATCCATTGTCTGTGTAAATTGTTTTGAAATTCATAATCTGGCTCATGAGTATCTCTTCCACAGTATGGACAAATTTGCTGATTGACATATTCATAGATATGTCTACAATGCTTCTTGATCGTCATGTATCACTACTGGCTCAACAATACCCGTTATTTGAGATAATCTTTTAGCAACTTCCATTTTACATTTAGGACAGGTTGCCGTAACTTCTTTTAATATCTTCACAAGTATTTCTTGTTTTCTCTCTGTTTCTGCCAATTGTGTTGCAAGCTCTGCGTTATCAAGAAGTCCTACCTCTTGAAGCATTCCAATTCTTTTGCCTTCAATATCTGCAATTAGCTTTAATGAGGTTGCTTTTACATTTAATTGACCTGATTGATCTGCGTCCTCTACAGTTTTCCAGGCTTCTTTGATTAGCATTGCATAGTGTTGATCTGCTCCAGATATGGCTTGCTTTGCCCTTTCACGAGCCCCAGAATCGTTTTTAACGACCTCTTTCCACTCGTCTATATACCCAATGACCTCTGCTCTTTTAAAACCAGTCAGAGTGGCAATCTGAGTAGGATTATTGCCCTTAAGTAATTCCTCTACAACCTTATTCATGCGATCAAAATGATCAGCTAATTCAATATCCATATATTAAAATTATACCATATCTTAGTTGACTAGGATTGAGATTTAGCTATTTTTAATAACACTAAATATCCAATTAAATCATCAATATCATTGTCTCCTGGATAATCTGTGCCCTTCATAAGTCTATTTAATTTATCATCAATTCTGACATGAAGTTGTTCTCTTGGCCCCGCCTTTGAAAATATACGCACAGGGTCAAGGGCTGAGTTTCCATAGGCGATATTTTTCTTTATTAACATATGTGCAATTTCATGGCAGGTGTCCCAAATTTCCCTACCAGCTTCTGTGCCTACTGTTAATAAATATAGATCTGAACAATTAAAATCTTTTGAATCCTCAAATACTGGCTCTAAACTCATTTAATTAATCCGCCTTCTTTTAATGCACGATATATGGTCATAACTGTTACGCCACACTCTTTTGCAATTTCTTCCATAGTTTTCTTTTGAACTACATATCTACGATATAGCCAATCTTTACTTTTATATAGCTTCATCTTTTAGTTAACACTTCATTAGCATAATAGGCAATCCCAAATGAATCTGCCACATCAAAATCTTCTAAATTTAAATTATATTTTTTATTAAAATAATCTACGGTGCGCTGTTTCCTAATTTCCCGCATTTTTGCCTTATACCAAGACTCAGCGTATCCAGGATTTTCAAAACGAAGTCTGTCTTTCTCCATCTTTGTTGGGTTCTTATTTCCAATATGAGCCTGCCAAGATGAAGGAGATATAGTGATAACACTAGCACCGCTAGACATAAGCTCAGCAATAACGACACCGTATACATAAGACAATTTTATCACAGCATCAGCAGATTTGACAAGTATGGCACCTTCGATTGCAATATAGTCTGATTTTAATTCATCTATCATTGCAAACGTTTTGCATTTAGCATCATATATCTTTTCGTATATATCATTGCCTACTAAATTAATTTTCCCCCACTTTATTGGCTTATTGTTTTCCAGCAGACAAAAAGCAATTGAATTTGTAGATGCGTCAATACCTAAAACTCTGTTTGCTTTAGTTTTAACTAGGCTTGCTAATGTCATTTATCATCCTTAAAATAGTAGATCTGTTTTTTATAGCCGAATTTTTTTCACATTTAGAGCAAATGTTAGACTGATTATATCTGCTTAATCTAGATTTACAAATTCTACACTCTCTCTTAGCCCCAGAACGAATAGACTTTTTTTCATAATATTTTTCCATAATCTTTTTATTTGTTGCAACTCTGCAACATTCATCATTATGATATTTTTGATTATGAGTTTTTGGCTCAAATTCTATTGAGCATTCTTTATTTCCGCATATCATATTTTAATTGGTTCATATGGAGCTATTTCTATTAAGCCTTCCTCCATAGACCAGCACTCCTTCTTGACTGGACAATTTTTGCATTGCGATGCAGATTTTTTATATGGGCGCACTGGCAAGTCTCCATGATTAAAATTATCATATACAGAACATAACCACTCAAATAATTCTTCAATAATTTTTTTATTGCGATCATTCATTTGAACTGGAATAATTAATACCTGTTGTGTATTTTTATTTTCATATAAGAAAAATCCTTCTTTAACATTACGTAATTTCATATATGTTAATATTTGAAGTAAGTGATTCGGAGCTGGACTCATTTTGCCTTGATAAGTATCCCAACTTTCTTGCTTTGCTGTTTTAATTTCTCCAATAACTTCTTCGTTATTCCAATCAAGTATTACATCGATAAAGCCACGTATAGGAGGATATTCATTAACAATTTCGTACTCTTCATGCTTCATTACTCCCATTTTTGTGATCATTTTTTGTATTCTTTCGTGGGCCTGTGTACCTTGTGACATATTTGCAATCGCAATAGAATCATTTTCATCTATAAACATTGCTCCAGAAAATGCCAGATACCAGTATCTTGGACAATTACCATGTCCATATCCTAAAGAACTTGGACTAAAACTAGTTTTTGTTGTTTTTTGATTTGGTTTTTTTGTTGACAAATATGCTTCATTTAACATTTTAGAAAATGAAGATGGGTCAAAATTACCTGTAGTTTTTTTAAATTTTAAATTGCTTACTATTTCTCTAGCCATTGTATCTTACGACATACTTGAGGGCATCCACAAGTTTATCTATTGACTCCTTCGCTGAATAATATATGTTCTTCTTATTGTTATTTGCAGTGCCCGCTTTATCTTTTGCAATTGTAGAATACACCGCAGCCATCATTGAAAATTTTGTAGACATTGCCTGTAATTCAATAATTAACTGCGGTGCTTTAGCAGCAGGAACATCTGGATTCATTAAAAGCTTAACAACAATTGCTAAAGCTTTGTCTAACTGATCATCCTTCATATATTCATGAAGATCATTAAATTCAGTTATTTTATTAATTAATTCCAAAGTGTTCGTATCTGACATTCTAGCCAACCATAACCTTTGTTACTAATGAATAGCCGATCCATAATCCGACTATTCCCATCAGACCAGCAAATACTGGTGGAGCTGGGATCGGCAATCTAAATGCGCTAAAAATTGCTCCAACGCCAGCGCCGACCAATGTTGTCAAAAATATTTCTTTCATTAAAATGGAACCTCTATTTCATCAAAAGATCTATCTGATGAACGATCTTTTTGTAAAGTATAAGAAGTTACTGCTATACAGTGACCTTCCATTTGTTTATAAACCTTGATCTCATGTTCACTTCTATTGTTTCCAGACTTGTCCACCCAAGTTGATTCATGTATTGTGCCTGTAAGTGTAATTTCTTGACCTTTCTTTATGGTATATCTTGCCTGATCGGCAAATTTACCCCAAAGCTTTACAGTCCACCAAGAAGTAGCAGCATCTTCATACTTACCAGTTTCTTCATTTTTTACTCTATCATGTGTTACCACACGCAGTCTAAGTCCAGTGTCTCCAATTGGAGCTGGATCTTGACCAAGCCTACCGACTAATGTAATAGTTGGATTTGGCATCTTCATTCTCCTTTTAACATAAAAACACTATACGATATAGTATTTAATTAAAAATTTATTATTTTTCTACATTTAATTTAAGCTTAATAACTTCATGCTTGCCTATAATATTTCCCATATGATCTTTTCCACTTCTATATAGTTTTAGCCTTTTACCCTCATCACGACCTTTATGCAAGGCATTAATATAGTCTTGATTACCGTGTATTTTTTCATATGGAAATGCAGAGTTATTTATTTTTATTACGCTATCATCGAATTGTTTTATAGAAATAGGCAATATACAAGCGACGTTAGTATTTGCTGGAATAAATATTTCTTTTCCTACATAATCTTCATTTATTTTTAAAACTACTGAAAATACATTTGCAAAAAAAGATGTAGATATTATAGTACTTATTGCTTCATATTCTTTTACAAATTGATTTGGAACAGAAGTTGTTAATAAACTTGTATTTTCATCAGTTTTAAATATTAAATTTGTTATTAGGCTTACAGTGCCATCTGGCCTGCCTGACCATATGTATTCTTTTCCTAAAATTCCATACCCTGGTTCCCATAGTTTACCATCCCATATAAAAGATATATCTACTGGAAATGATATTCCGTATCCTAAAGTATTTGCTAATGTTACTGGGTCACAGTTATAGGTTTCAGAACCCATCCAATCTCTTCTTATAGATAATTGTGAAATATTAGCTGGAGCTAAAGACGGGTTTTCTATATATGCATTCACACTATACATCTTTATTGTTCCTAACTAAATCTTCTAACATAGACCATTCTAGTACAGCTAGTCTTACTTTATTTTTATCTCCAAGTATTAATTTTAGCAAAGGGTGCCTACTTCTGTCAACCCTAAATGTATCAGTACATATTTTAGACCACATATCTTCTGATACAGCAATTGATTTTAATGACTCTTTATAATCTACTACAAAAATATCCCATAGGGCATCTCCTTTTTGATAGTCACCCCGACCACTATTTTTTTGCTGTTTGGCTCCATCTCTTTTAGCCTCTGACCTTTCAGACATTACTATCACCTACTGGGATCTCGTTATCATAAACTTTGATTGTTTGTAAATTATTTACAATATAATCATTTTCATTTTCTAATAATTTAATATGATCATTATTTAAATTATTATCTACATTGTCCAAGTCACAAGAAACAAAAAGTCTACAAAAATACCTATCATTGTTGTAAAATTTTTTTACAGCATGATAAAAAGGAGAATTAGAAGGCATCACGACTGCATCTCCCGCATTTGGTTTATACTTATATAATAAATTTTTATCTGAACTATACATACAAATTTCACCATCTTCATAATTATCATTTAGATAAATATTTATTGTTACTATATTTTTTTGCCTATCTAAATTTTTAAAAGGATATTCATCAACATGATATTGTAAAAATAAATTATTTTCTGAGTCTTTATACTTATATTTTACTTTTTCATATTCATATTTAAAAAAATCTATTTCATATTGATTTTTATATTTTTCTATTTTATCCCAATTAATAATAAAACTTGGCCATACTCCTTTATCTTTTTCAAAATCTTTAAAATAATCATATATAACATACTCAAATGATTTAATTAAGTTTGAAATAATATTAAACTCATACGAGTTATCACTAAAAATTTTATCTTTTTTATCTATATACGCAGAAGTCCTAAAGCCTTGATCATACCATTCAGACCAATCTTTAAAAAAATATTTATTTGAATTTGAATTTAATAAATCAATGATTTCTTTATTCTGCCCAAAAATATTTTTATATATTGATATTTGAGGTGCAACTATAATTTTACTATGATTGCTATTCATTAATTATTTACCGAAACAGTATTGCTATGACCGTTGCTACATGTCCAACTCACAACATATTGTATGGGGTCCCAAAAATATTCATCTACGTTTAAATCGCATTTAAAGCACGGCTTTACGCCAATTATTTTTTCTAAATTATTTATATCTTTTTTATCTGGCTTTGGACCTATGAATTCATTAATACTTGGCATTAATTTCCTCTTTTAACTTATTAACTATATCTGGATTATCTTTTAAGTATTGAATTGCTTTTGCTCTTCCCTGAAATCTTTCTCCATTTACAGTATACCAAGCCCCGCCCTTTTCTACAATGCCACACATTTCTGCAACATCCAAAGTTTCACCAACGCTGTCTACCCCTAATGTTTCTCCTTGGAAGTAGAAATCGTATTGCCCTGATAAATTTGGGGGGCCAAGTTTGTTGTAATCAATAATCCAATTGACTGGCCTTCCGACCCTCTGCTCAATAATTTTGTCGCCAACCTTAACGCCAGATTTAATAGCATTAGCCTCAGCCTCTGAAGACCATAGCTTGATAACTGTTGACGAGAAGAATTTAACTGCCATCCCTCCTGTTGGAATGTGGCTGGCATGCATAGACCCAAATTGATTTCTTTGCTGTGAGATAAGAACAAGTAACGTATTTTTGTTTGCATAATTTAACATTTTGACCGCATGGGTCATATCCTTTGCTTCTGCTCCTATTTGCTTTGTATCCTCAAGCTTTTTGAGTTCGTCTGAGTCTTTTTCAAAATATATTGCAGGAAGAAGTGCAGATATAGAGTCAACTATAATTATATCTACTTCGGCCTCCATTAGCTGAGTTGCTACATCAACCATATCGTTTACTGTTTTAGCAGACGAATATATTAATTCCTCAGAATTGACACCAAGCTTTTCTGCCCATGACTTATCATATGAATGCTCTGCATCTATCCATGCACAAGTCTTACCAGATTTTTGTGCCTCTGCAATCATTTGTAGGCAAAAAGATGATTTACCAGCGGACTTATTTCCCCAAACTAAAACTTGTCTGCCAAATCCTAGACCACCTCGCAAAGCTAGATTTAATCCTATGCTTGGGGTAGGCTGCTTTTCTACAGTAACATCTACTGCAGACTGAACTCTATTTCTAGTTTTTGGGTCAAGCCTTGCTAATATATCATCTATTTGTATTGTCATTATTCTCTTTCTTTATACAAGTATATCATTAAAAACGGTTTCCGTGAAGTGTTGGCCTATCTTTATTTTTATACATTTTATTTTGTAAAACTTCATCCAAACTATGTATAACAAATTCTTCATTACGCATTGCAGCATATAAATCTAATAATCTAATAATTGTATCTGCTATTTCTTCTACAACTTTTTCAGATCCTTGATCTTTACGAATAGCTTCCAAAACCTCAGTAACTTCTGAATGTACAAGAGCTAGTTTATTACCAATTTTGTCATATGAATATTCACCATCCCAAAATCCTTTATCTCTTGCTGTCTCATGCAACAAGGCAGATAAGGCGTCTAAACCATAATCAGTTGGCAGGGAGTTCATTTTCTTCCTGACTACTTTGTTCACGTAACTTAAATTCAAACGATAATGTTTCATCATTGTAAGTTACTGATAATTGTTTATCTTCATTATTTGAAGCCATAAATACTTCTGTAGGAATTTCTATTGTTCCTAATTTAGTTAATATAGCCACTAAAATCCTAGAGGCATTCATTGCCTGAAAAATTTCTTCTGGTGTTTGTGTCATTTTATCTCCTTAATCATTAAAGTACCATCATCTAATTCTTTAGTAATTGGCTTGCATATCATTCCATCCCTCATTTTAGCTAGTGCTATTGGGTACATGCTTGCAAACACGATGGCTCTTTTTAGATTTTTATATTTATCAGACATTACTATGTGAGCCATAGTCTGTCCTTTTTTCGTTTTATACGGAGTAAAGTTTACCACAATCTGCTCGTCCTCCGCAAGGTCATATTCTCTTCTATACAAATAATCAATAAACAAATCATTATTTTTTGGATCAATATCTTTTACATTAATATATCTAACAATGCGATTGTCTCCTACTAATATGAAGTACATTTGATTTGTTTCTATTTGTGTCTGTTCATTATGGAATAAACCTATTGAACCAGTCTCATCTACTATTTCTACCCTTGCCCATCCGTCTCCTCTTTTTATATTCTTTACCATTCCAAATATAACAAAAGAACCAAGTGAATCAAAATCTTCTATAGGTCTTGCCTGTGCTTTTATTCTTGGAGGCAAATCAATATTAAAGGTAGGTATTCCTAAAAATTCATAATAAGATTCAGATTCCTTACCTGTACGTGGATTGTCATCGAATGCTGCAGCGCCTATAGCATTTAAAGAAGAAATTGCTCTTGAATTTATTCCGCTTCCCTTTTTTCCTGCCTTTGATTTAAAATCTTCATAATTAGAATATGGCCTATTATCTATAATTTTATTTGCTATACTGTCTGAAATAAATTTAACTTCAGCAAGACCAAATCTGATTGAATCTCCCTGTAACGAGAAATTGATGCCTGATTCATTAATGTGAGGTAATTTAATTTTAAGACCTAATCTTTTTGCCTCAATTAAATATTCTGTTCTTGTATCTTTGTCTCCTTCGTTTTTAAGGAGCGAGAATAAAAATTCCAAAGGATAATGAAGCTTAAGCCAAGCGGTATAATAAGAAAGCATAGAATAAGCGACAGCGTGACTACGATTGAACGAGTATCCAGCGTGAGCCTCAAATGTTTTCCAGAGCTGCTCTGCTTCTTGCTTGCTAATATGTAGCGAAGCCCCTTGAATAAACTTATCTTGGAATTGATCGAATTCTTTTGCATCTTTCTTCTTTCCAATAATCTTTCTTACCTTATCAGCTTCTGACCAGGTCATGCCTCCCAAGTGTACGCAAGCCTGCATAACTTGTTCTTGATAAATAATAACTCCAAATGTATTTTCTGTAAAAGGCTTCATGATCGGATGTACAAATCTTACGGCCTCTTCTCCGTGCTTTCTTTTAATATAAGATGGACCTACAGTATCCATTGCGCCTGGTCTAACAAGAGCATTAGATGCAGCTAAATCTTCAAATGTGCTTACTCCCATTTTCATTAATAGGTTTGTATATGGAGTTGCCTCAGCCTGAAAAACGCCTTTTGTATAACCTTCGCTTAATATTTTATAAACATTTTCATCATTTAAATCTAACGACGAAAGGTCTATATCTTTATTATATCTCTGCTTTATTGACTTTAATGTATCAGATATTACTGATAATGTTTTTAGTCCAAGAGCATCTAATTTAATAAGACCTATGTCAGCAACGGTATCCATATCATATGCAACTACTGGGATTCTTCCAGATACTTTATCCTGTGCATCTTCACGAGATTCTACTGGAGCGTACTTTCTAATATCATCTTTTGCTACTACAACACCAGCAGCATGGACTCCTACGCTTCTAATTTTTCCACGCAGTCTTTCTGCAAGCCAAGTAACTTCTGGGTACTTTGTCCTAAATTCTTTTGTATTTGGAGAATCTAAATAATCTTCAAATGTATCAACTGACTTCAACGCCTTATTGACATCACCTAGTGGAACCATAAATACACGAGCAGCATCTCTAATAACACCCTTATCTTTAAAATAAGTATATGTTGATATTGATGCTACGTGCTTAAACTTCTTTTTAAGATATTCTTTTACTTCTTTTCTACGTCGGTCCTCAAAGTCAGTATCAATATCAGGAAAATCATTGCGTTCTGGATTAATAAAACGGAAAAATAGAAGATCATATTTAATTGGATCAACATCTGTAATTCCAATTGTATAACAAACAAGAGACCCAGCAGCAGAACCACGTCCAGGTCCAACAAGCATGTCCTGAGACTTTGCCCAATTAATCATGTCAGCAACAACTAAAAAGTATGAGGCAAATTTCTTTTGTTTAATTATATCTAATTCTTCATTTAGTCTATCTATATATATCTGATTATTATCTAGCCCTAATTTTTTTAATCCAGAAAATGACAGGTCTGATAATTTATTATCAGCATTAGTTTTAGGAATTGGAAGCAGATCTAAATTTTGATAAAAATCATATTGACCTACTTTATCTGCTATCTCTAATGTATTTTCAAATACATCTACTCTATTTATTCCAGCCTTTTTGAAATCTGATTCAATCTCTTCACGAGTTTGTATAAATAAATTGTAGTCTTGAAACGATATTCTTCTGTCTGGATATAGATAATTAAACCTATCTAGCATATCCTTCATTTTACGTGACTCATCAAAGTCTGCCTCTTTATCCATTTTAGGATTTGTAGATAAAATAAGCATTGCTTCTTCTAGAACTTTATCTTCACCTTTAGCAAAATGAGCATCTCCTGTTGCTACCGCTTTAATTTTTAATTCATCTGCTAATTCTAAAAGATTATCATTTACTTCTTTCGGGTTATGGGACTGAACCTCAATATAAAAGTCTTCACCAAAAGTTTGTTTAAAATCTTTGAGTATAAGTTTGGCTTCTGAGAACTCCTGACGTTCAATAGCTTTACTAATAAGGCCATTAAGGCATCCGCTAAGAACAATAATACCTTCCGCATATTCTTTTAATACCTCTCTATCAATACGTGGCTTATGATAAAAGCCTTCGTTCCATGCAATCTCTTGCAAGGTATTTATATTTTCTAAACCTTTTTTATTTTTTGC